TCCCGGAGTTGTCGTGGGTCATGGACCACGGACTGGAGGACGGGCGGAAGTTTGCGGAACTCCTCCTCGGAGCCGTACAGGCTGTTTCGCAGGGCCTTGGAGATGTGCGCCCAGGCTTCCTGCTCGGTCATCTCCCTGGGCTTGGTGATGCGCCGGACGTGCTCCTTGACCTCCCCGATGGTAGGGGGGTATCCGGTGGTTTTCGTGGCAATGAGAGCCTTGACGGCCCCTGCCACCACGTTGGCGGCATCGTCCTGGAACATGTCGTTCCAAAGACTGACAATGCCCTCCAGCTCTTTCCGCTCCATGCCCTTGTAGAAGCTAGGGAAGGCGGCCCGGAGAATAGCCAGGATGGAAACGGTCTCCTGTCTGTTCATAATCCTGCCTCCTCCATCATGTCCAGGAACGGGTTAGAACTGTTGGGTTGGCGCTTTTTCTCTTCCTCCAGGCGATCCTCCACCCAGGAGAGAATGGCGCGGTAGTCGCTCTTGTACTTTTTCCCGGAACTCCCCTTGTAGTTGTCCAGAATCTCTATCAGCCTAGCGGTGTCGGCTGGTCCATGAGTGTCAAGCAGCTTCTGGTGCTCGGCATTGGTCATGGAGACGTACTCAGCCCATTGGACCTTCGGCTCGGTAGGGGGGACATGGGGGGTAATATTGTCTTCGTCTTTGTCTTCGTCTTTGTCTTTGTCTTTGTCTTTG